GATGTATCCTTTGTTTAGTAAACATACGAGAAGTAAAAAATTTAAAGACATAGAATCTTTATTTAAGTTACATCCGTTTTTTAAATTTAACAGCTTTGCTAGAAATAACGGTATGAGTCCTATAGAATACTATTCTACTTTAGGCTTTGAAGAAAAAGATGATTATAAATACTACCCAGCAGAACTTCAAGAACTAGAAAAAAATTATCAAGAATTTAAAACTAATATAAAAGTAAATGAAAGAGCTGAGAACTTATTAGATTTTGACGACATGATAGAATATTTTTATAAAATAAAAGAAGCAAAACCAAAGTATGCTCACGTTAAAGTTTTAATTGTTGATGAAGCACAAGACTCCAGCGCTATTCAAAGAGAAGCTGAAAAAGCTTTATCATCAGGAGTAGATTATTTTTATAAAGCAGGAGACCCTGACCAATCCATATTTGAATTTTCAGGAGCTGACCCGGATGCTTTTCACAAAGAGTTTGCAAATCCTGAGATAGAATTAGAACAGGGATACAGGTGTCCACGTATTGTAAATGATTATTGTAAAAAAATTATAAAAGATGTTTGGGAACATTACGAGTATTCTAGAGTATGGGCACCATTAAAAGACAAAGAGACAGGAGAGATTATCGAAGGTGAAAAGTATATGTTGAGAGACTTAGAGCAGGACGAAAACGCAGGTGAACTAAAAAGACGTATATTAGAGACCAAGGAAGACTTTGTGTTTACGTACAGAGGCAATGATCCGATACTAACAATGAAGTATTTAATGAAGTTAGGTATCCCTTTTCAAATGCCATATAATGATCTACAAAAATTAAAAAGAAAGAAAATATTTGAAGACCCTTCAAGACAAATAAAGAATCAAAGGTTCTTTTTAGATTTAGCTAACGGTGAAAGTGTTGCTCTAAAAGAAATAAAACAAGTTTTAAAGTCAGTTAATCCTTACTATCTAGGTCCTAATTACAGCGCAGAGGCAGCAGAATCAATACCTAGAGGCAGTTACACTTTAGATTATTTAGTAGACGGTGGTTTTTTACAGCCTGGGGTAAAAGATATAAATGATTTTCAATTAATAAGTAACACACGTAGTATTTTTATGAAAAACTATATCAAAGATATTGTAGATAATAATAGGGACGTAGATAAGAAAAGAATTTTTGTAGAAAACATACACACAATAAAAGGAAAAGAATTTGACAACGTAGTGTTGGACTTAACTTTAACCAGAACAGAAGATTTATTTTCTAAAAAGAGAATGAAATATGTTGCATGTTCTAGAGCAAAGAAAACATTATGGTTAGTCAAGAGTAAAACTAAACTAACATTAGAAGGAGAGGAGGATAAAGATGACAAATAAAGATATATTTAAAGATGCGTTTCCACAAGACAAGCAAATTGGTGGGAATCATTATCGAAAAATGACCATACAGCCGTATGAGTTCATTGCAAAAAATGATCTTTCTTTTTTTCAAGGCAACGTAGTAAAATATGTATGCAGGTACAAGTTGAAAAACGGTATACAAGACTTAGAAAAGATTATACATTATTGCGAGTTGGAAATAAAAAAATTGAAAGATACTAAATGAGACCACCAGAGCCCTCAGAGATAGATATAAAAGATGGTGAAACAGTCGCGGTTGACTTAGAGACACATGATCCACAGCTAAAGACCCACGGATCAGGGGCCATAATAGGTAAAGGTAAAGTATGTGGTATTGCTTTAGCGTTTGGTGAGGAAAAATTATACATACCCATAAGGCACAGATACCCTGGACAAAATGAAGATCCTAAACTTACCTGGAAAGTTTTAAACAAAAAGATTTTTCAAAACGAAAAAATAAAAAAAGTATTTCATAATGCAATGTATGACGTCTGTTGGATTAGAGCAGAATCTGGACTTATGCCTAAAGGACCTTTGTTTGATACTATGGTTGCTGCATCTATTATAGATGAAAATAGAATGGGTAAAAAAAGGTATACTTTAGATTCTTTAGCTAGAGATTATTTAAAAGAGAACAAATACAAAAACGATTTAGCAGAAAAAGCAAAAGACATAACAGATGATCCAATGTCTAACATGCATAAACTACCCTGGAATATGGTAAAAGATTATGCAGAGCAGGATGTAAGTTTAACTTTAAGGCTTTGGAATCTTTTTAAAAAAGAATTAAAAAAGCCAATAAATACAGGTGTTAACGACAAAAGTTTAGAAAACATATTTGATTTAGAAACAAGATTATTTCCTTGTCTTGTTGAGATGAGGTTTAGAGGTGTGAGAGTAGACGAGAAAAAAACAAAAAGTTTTGGTGAAGAATTATTAAAAGAGCAACAAAAAATATTAAAACAAATAAAAGACGATACTGGAGTTGACATACTTCTGTGGGCTGCAGATTCTTTTGAACCTTTGTTAAAACAACAGAAGATAACAGATTATAAAGTTACACCAAAGACCGGAAGACCAAGTATAACTAAATTATATTTAGAAACACACTCAAACAAATATTTAAAATTAATTGCAAAGGCTAGACAATTAAATAAATTACAAAATACTTTTGTAGGTAGTATTTTAAAATACTCACACAAAGGTAGAATACACGCTGACATAAATCAAATTAGATCAGATACAGGTGGGACAGTGACGGGTAGATTCTCAATGAGAAATCCTAACTTACAACAAATTCCTTCAAGGACAGAACAAGGTAGTAAGATAAGAGAACTGTTTATACCTGAAGAGAATTGTAAGTGGGCGTCGTTTGATTACAGCCAACAAGAGCCAAGACTTGTAGTGCACTATGCTTTAAAATTAAAAGATCAAGATATATCAGGTGCAAAAGACATGGCTAAGAGATACAAAGAAGAGCCAGACACAGACTTTCATGACATGGTTGCAGAGATGGCATCAATAACAAGAAAACAAGCTAAAACTATTAATTTAGGTTTGTTTTATGGCATGGGTAAAAACAAACTAGCTAGATCTTTAGAGTTAGAAGATGACGAGGCGAAAGATTTATTTGAACAGTACCACAGGGAGGTGCCTTTTGTAAGACAATTGGCGAACAGTTTACAGAAATACGCAGAAGAAAACAAGCAAATATATACGTTGGAAGATAGGTTTTGTCGTTTTAATAAATGGGAGCCTAGAGATAAATATTGGAACGCAGAAGAAGGTAGGTTTGTAGTTCAAAAATATAAAGATGACGAGAACGGAGTAAAACAGATTGTAGAAGAACAGGTGCCTATCTTAGATGGCATCGATGAAGCTAAAGATTATTACAAAGCAAACAGATCTTTAGAGCAACACAAACAAGATCCTTTTGCAGAAAACTTTGAAAATTTTTGTCAACCTGCTTTTACTTACAAAGCTTTAAACAGATTAATACAAGGTTCTGCGGCTGATATGACAAAAAAAGCAATGGTATTATTATTCGAAGAAGGTATTGTTCCTCACATACAAATACATGATGAGTTATGTTTTTCTATTGAGACAGAAGATCAAGCTAAAAAAATAAAACAAATCATGGAAGATGCTATAAAATTAGAAGTGCCTAACAAAGTGGACTATGAATCTGGACCAAATTGGGGTACAATTAAATGAGGATAAACTATGGCTTACTTAAATGGAAACATACCTGTAGAATATGCACAGATCAGGAGAGAATATTTATATGACCTTAAAAAACATCACGGAGAAGTCGAAGACTGTATTATCTTTGGCGTTACATGTATTACTGGGCGTGCTTTATTATTTCATGCAATCATGGAGAATGGTGCAATCTTTTATCGCCTCCCAATTACGGCGTTTATTCAACGTGGATTTAAGGTCACTGACGTCCCAAGGAGAAGACTTGATGAACTTCAGTTGTGGAACTCTTTTAGTTATTATCCTGCTATTACTAGTTGGGACATCTTAGAAGCGCAATCAGGTAAGTACATTGGTAAAGATAAAAAATGGCATTGGGGTCGTTATTTATTTACTGTTGACTTTGCTCATCCAGAGCCTAATATACTAGACACTGATCATTCTGAGATCCCGCACGAACATAAGTGCGCTCACATACTTGCCTTAAATGATGGCAACTATGCAGCACAACCTAACAACAGACTAATATGGGATATACCGTCGTTTACGGTAAAAGACCAAATACCTGATTGGAAGGTTCAAACTAATTACTGGAACGTAGAAGATACACAAGAGTGGCGAACAGAGGACACAGATAATTTCTTTTACGAGATAGAGGAGAAAAAAAATGATTGATAAAATTAAAGGTAAAGCTAAGTTTTACTGGGCTAATCATAAAGTATGTATGATTATCATTGCGGTTTTAGTCGTAGCTTACATTGTTAAATAATGAATTTAGTAGATTTACTAAAAAAAAATATAGTAATGGTACCCGTGGTGGCCTCACTTGTTGTGGGAACATTCACGGGTGTCAGATATGTTGTTAATCTAACTGATAGTATTAATACATCAGAACAACAGATAATAAATCTTGAAAGAGATCTTAAGCAAGCTCAAAAAAATATCTCAGAAATAAATACAAGATTATCATCTGCAGAAGCAACATGGCAGATGGCAGAAAATTTATATAGACAACTGGCAGATGAAGTTAGAGAGCACGCTTATGATATTAAGGATTTGAGCAGATAGGATTTATGAATTATGGAGAGCGCCCTGATGAACTACAGATTTACAGCAATAATTATTATACTGCTTTGCTCTCTTGCTTTTTTTGTAGAGCCTGCGTGGCCTAGAAATGAGTATCTCAATGACGGTACTAATACTTGTAGTACTGGCTCTTTTGACATATCAGTCGAACAAAGGGATTCGGAAAATAGGTATAGACACAATAATCCTGACAACAATTATAACAGCCCTAGTGACGATCAATCGATAAGATTTACCTGGAGGAAATATTTAGGTTCAGCCTGCACGAAAGAATTTAGACAGATACAAACAGAAAATGCACAGCTAAAACAACAATTAGAGCTGATGAAAATGTGTGGAAAAGTCAACAATAACCCCACTATTGCACGTAATCCTAACTTCGCATTGCTAGTACAAAAATGTTCTGGTATAATAATTCCTGAAAATAAGAAGCCTGAAGGCAGTCATTGGGACGATCTAAAAGATAATTACAAGAAAGAAAATCCTGATATAAAACTTATGGGCGACAAGTTTATAGGACCGAATGAGTAATAAACCATTAAAAATTTCTGAGCAAGCTGCTGTGCAGATGCCGATGAAAACGGTGGCATCATTAATAGCGCTTGTTGCAATTGGGACCTGGGCATACTTTGGTCTTCACGAAACGCTCAACAATCACGCTACTAAGATAGAACTAATGCAAAAAGACTTAGAACAAAACTCTGAGTTTAGAATTAAATACCCTCGTGGAGAACTTGGTCAGTCGAGTGGGGAGGCGGAGCTCTTCATGTTGGTGGAGCACCTCGCAGGTTTATTAGAGGATATAGACTCAGAGGTAAAAAGTATGAGAAATAATGCAGTTAACATAGAATTCTTACAAGAGAGAACAAAAAAACTTACAGAAGATGTAGAAAAATTAATTAGAAATGGTAACGGTCACTAATGGTTGAAATGGTTTTTGCTCTGTTGCTTATTGTGGACCACAAAATAGTAGAACATCGTTATCACGAGTCGTTATCAAAGTGTCTCAAGGCCAAGCGCTATGCTATGAAGGACAAAAGTCCTGGTGATAGAGTTGTATATAAATGCATACAATCTAAGGCAAACATAGAAGTGTACATGGGAGATAAAAAAATTCTTTCATTAATCCTTGACTAAGAAAAACAACAAGATTGCAAAAGAATTAAAAGATAGACGATACCATCAACGTGTGGTAAAGTCTAAGAAAGTATATGACAGGAAAATATATAAAACTACACGCAGAAATAGTGAACGGGAAATGTCCGACGTGTCATGAGTTGACAATATTAGTTGGACTTACACCAGAATTATTTAGATGTATAAGTTGCGGTGCAGATTTAGAGCAACATGTAAACGGTAAAATAAGTTATTTACCAGCTCTGACACAAACTACACCTCTGTCTACAATACAAAAATTATTTGGGTATGGCGAGGAAGTTTAAAGCATTTATAGAAAGAGATAAGCCTCGTAAACGTCCACGACGTCATACAAAAAAAGTAAATAAACACACTAAAAGACATAGTAAAAAATACAACCGACAAGGGCGTCCACAATAGTTGACAACTATCATATAATATCCTAGTCTCTAGGTATGAAAGAAAAAATAATAACAATAAAACCAAAAGGTATCTCACAAAAACAATGGGCTAGTTTTATATTAGAATTAAATCTTATGAAAAAAGCATGGAAGTCATACGGCGTTGATGTAGAGATAAAAGCTCCTGGTCTAAAAAATATAATTAAATGGGGGACAACAATAAACAATGACACAAAAAGAAATAGACGAACTGGCAATAAAGTGGAACAAGACGAAAGACCCGAAGTATAAAAAACTTTGGTACAAGAAAGTGGGAGAGGCAGCAAATGGAATTGATCGTACTCAACGATGGAGCTTATCAATTAGTTCCTGTAACAAAACAGATGATGGAACATATGTCTTTATTGGTAAACGAACTAGACTTGTTTGACTTGTGTGACATACTAAGATTGAAACTAACGACGTATCACGACTATCCTGTTAACGCTCACGTTATGAACGATGGCAGCGGTGACTTTTATGGTTGTATAATGAAATAAACCTACCCTGTATAGAGAGGGAAATAAATTAGGGTAGGTAATGGTGAGAAGATAATTCTCACTACCATAATTTAACTAACCTGTCAAACTTTGCTGGCTCACCTTCTTGTTTTTGCTCTGGATAACAGCCAAATTTTATATATATCTTATTATTGTTGACTTCTTCTCTACCTATTTCTTCAATCTTTGCGAGAGCCTGTACATAACCTGCAACCATACAGTCATAACCATCATCAAATTTTTCTGGCCATTGGTATGGAGGCATACAAGTCCCGGTGATTTGAGAACAAAGCAAAATTCCTAAGATAAATTTCATTGACAATCCTATATTATATATTATATAAATAATCTAATTATGAAAGGAAACACGCATGACAGACATGAGTAAATACAAAAATGTTTCTCTATCAAAAGAAACATACGCTGTTTTAGAAAAATTATCAAAGGTAATATTGCCCGATGGTAAGTTGTCAATATCTAAAACAATAGAAGTTATCACAAACGAGAAAGCGAGAAAACTAAATGGCAAAGTTAAAAGTAAAACAGGTTAAAAAATTTATTTGCGATACTTGCCACGGTAATGGGTATATCAGGGTTGCAACAGGTGATACATCAGAAGATTTTAGAAAAAATAGTGAAGTGCATCAATGTTGGGACTGTGACTCAGAAGGTGAGTTTTATGAAACAGTTGAGGTGCCAATGGTGCCAAAAGATCCCGAACCAGAAGGGAGTTTACATTAATGATATCTGAAACAGACATAGCTTTTATTGCAGGGTTGTTTGATGGTGAGGGTCACATACAATACAAACAATACATGAGAAAGAGAGCACATAACAAGAAAGCATACCCTACCTGGAGTATAAGAATGGAAATGGCCATGACAGATGAATCTGTTCTACGTTGGGTCCATGAAGTATTGGGTGTCGGGACTGTTGGTGAGAAAAGATATAAAACTGAGTATACTAAAGGTTGGAAAAAACAATGGCGTTGGAGATGCCAGTTTAGAGATGCGTACATGGTCGCGAGATTATTTTGGCCATACTCTCATGTGAAGATGGAAGGTATACAAAAGATTATTGATCACTACGGCGACCATAAAGTGATGAATGGTAATGTTGTAGATTTAGAAAAATATAAATTATTAATGAGTGCTGAATGAGTTTTTACCACGGACTAGGTATGTTTTTATTTGGTACGGGTGCCACGTTAATTGGTGCGATAATAGCTTATTATATAATAAATAAGGTAATGAAAGACGATGAAGAAGAGCGATAAATATAACTATGTAAGTGGTTCACAGAGCATGGACCAAGGATCACGGATCTATGATGTTGCAGGGTATAGACTTCCAAGTGTAACTACTGTATTAGGCAAGACCAAAGATCAAAAATTTTTACAAGATTGGATAGCAAAAAAAGGTGCAAAAGAAGCAGAACGAATCAAGAATTTATCTAGTAAGCGAGGGACTAGTATGCACAAATTCCTCGAGCACTATGTACTTGGCACTGGCTACAATGATCTTACAGGGCTCGGACAAGAGGCGAAAACCATGGCCCAAAAAATTATTGACGTGGGTCTTACACCTGTGGAAGAATATTATGGTTCGGAAGTTACGTTATATTATCCGGGTCTATACGCAGGTTCAACAGATCTTGTATGCTTACACAATGGCATGGAAACTGTTGTTGACTTTAAACAGGCCAATCGTCCAAAAAAGAAAGAATGGATTGAGGATTATTATTTGCAAATCGCAGCATACGCCATGGCGCACGACTACGTCCACAACTCTACAATACAAAAAGGAGTTATCATGGTATGCACGCCTGACCTATATTATCAAGAATTTGTCGTAACTGGGGCAGAATTAAGGCAATATAAACATAAGTTTCTTAAACGATTGGACATGTATCATGACCTAAAGTTTGATGAAAAAGAGCAAGCAAACATAAAAATGAAAGAGGAGGATTTTAATGAACGAAAGACTTAAAAATGTAATGATTGCTAGATACAATGCTATAATTGAAGATAGCAAGTATAAGATTAAATGTTATAGCGATCAAGAAATAATCATACCTGAGCATCCGGACATAACATTAGAAATAGATAAATTATTAGAAGCTATGTCTAACGCAGAAGAGAAGTTGGCGGTAATAGAGCTGCATTATGGCAAAAATGAGACAAGCAAAGCGATACTTTAAGTATCGGGAATGTATCGGGAATGTATCGGACCCGATACATAGCAAGTCAAAATTAGGGGTCAGATTAGAATTATTCTAATTTATGGACCATTTTTTAACATTTTCCCGATACATAGATCTTGTTTTCCGATACATAGAATGGCCTTCCGATACATGTCCCGATACATAAAACCCAGTATATATGCGGTCCCGATACACCCGATACACGTTTTTTATTTTTCAAAAATATTTTGACTCGGGAAGTTAAAATAGACTTCTATGTATCGGGAACCTGTAATATAAGTAATTATGCCTAAGAAAAGAAGAAAAGCTGTTGCCTTAACTCAAACTCCCGACATACCTTTTCCAAAAGTCCGAGTGGAGTGGATCGATTGTGTAAGCGATTCGGGCTGGGCTACTGAAAAAGAATTTGATAGAATGAAACTAGCTATGCCAGTAAATGAAGGTTGGTTGTATTCTAAAGATAAACATTCAATAAAATTATTTGCGTCTTATGATAAAGATGACGACGGTTTTAGTTTTGGAGATAGAACTATGATTCCTCGGGCTTGGGTAAAGAAGATTCAGAAGATTTAATTTCAGATGACTCACCCTCAACAGTCTTCGCGTTTAGAAGCGGTTCGTAGTCGGATAGAATTTGTTTCATTTTGTTTTCTAACTCTGCTTCTGATAGGTCCTCTAATTTTCCTGTTTTTATTATTTTACGGTCTATATATAATCCTGCTGCTTTGCCTCGGTTTGCTTCAGCATTTACAGCCGAAGAAAAACTCCCTTTTTTCAAAGCTGCTTCTCTTAGTCGAGCGAGCTCTGCAACGTGTCCCTCGTAAGTAACTTCGTGTTTTCTAACTCTTTCTTCTTTTAACTGTCCTATATATTTAACAACAAGAGGAGATTGCCTTGGGTTACAAAGTTCAGACCCTTCTTGTCTTGCACGTTTAGGTGAATAACCGGCAGCAACTGCTGCCTCTGTTTGTGTCATAGGACCGTCTGGTCCTCCGAATACTAAAAACTCAGCAAATCTTTGTTGCATTTCTGTTAATCTTTTTGGAACTCCCATATTGACTTTTTAAGGTAACTCTCCTATATTGTCAATCATGAAAGTGCACAGAGATTTTAAAGGAGAATTAGACTTAGAAGTGCGAATAGAACGTTTAACTAAACGTGTGAAAGATTTAGAGGATATAAATGATGGTCACCGTAAGTTAAATGGTGAGCTAAGAAAAGAAATACAATACTACAAAGAAAAATCATATGAAGGTGAAAAACATAAAAACTTATTGCAAGGTTATAAAACTGTGATAAATGATTTAACAAGTCAACTACGTAAAGCAGGTAAATAATGTTTGTAAAGCACCTGCAAGAATATCTAGACAAGTTTACAGAAGGGCCAAACGGTAGACGAGGTAACGCTGTAAGTCATGCCAGAATATATATTGCGATGCCTAGTGGTCACCTGGAAGAGATAAGACGTATTGAAGTTCACGAAAGTAATAAACCTGGTGATACTTCTTTACGTGTTGTTTTGAAACCAAACAGGGAAGAAAAACTAATATTACCGCCTGGTTACGTTAAAGATTATTAACATTTGTAAGCAGGAGTAACCTTGAAAATAGCATGGGCCCAGAGGCTAAATTATATCAAAAATTTAAGAAGAGATTACCTAAAATTTCCTGGATTAGACTTGAAAATAATAGCTTACTTGGTACTCCCGATCTATTGGGCTATAATACTTCTGGCCACTTTTTCACAGTAGAATTAAAAGTTACGAAGAGTAACAAGGTACGCTTTTCACCTCATCAAATTTCCTTCCATGTGAGACATCCTAACAATAGTTTCATCTGCATTGAGCACCTTGGTTCAGGGGCCGTGAAACTTTTCCGTGGTTCTCAGATCTTGGAGCTTGAAACTTGTGGCTTGTCGCTTGAAGCTTGCTGCTTGTCGCTTGATGCTTGTGGCTTGCTGTTTGAATCGCTTGGCGCTTGAGGCTTGTTGCTTGACGCTTGTTGCTTTAAGAATTCTTTTCGAGTCTTCTCCAGCTCTTTGTAATATTTAGGATGTTTAAAAGTCATTTTAATGTTTGCCGTAACTTATCACTTTTATAGCAGGATTCCAACACGCTCGACAATCTCCACACTTGCCACCCTGCTTAGGCGCAGGGCAGCTGGCGCCAGATTCTACAACCATTGAAGAGTTTGGCCAACTGTCGTTGCGCTGTCCCATCATTGGCGGTGAGAATCTTATGACTAAGTTTTTAGGTTTTCTGTCCAGGTGATCTTTAATCCACGCTTCACGGGTTGGCAGCCAGTGGCTAGTGTCCGGCGTTGCCCTGCAGATCTCATAAATTTTGTTAAGGTGCTCCAGGTCCTGAACGTCTCCGGCGTCGTGCCACCTAAACCATTTTTGACGTTTAATAATTGTAATCATTGCATCAGACCAAAGCGGGCTGCGCATTGCTTTTAATCTTCTATACTGTGCATCTTTAATTGCTTTGTATCTTGTGTAATTTCCTTTTAATGCATAACACATAGAACAGACAGAGCCTTTTATTTTTCTAAGCTTTGATCCTGTTTTACACTCCCACGCTGGCAGGCTGTAACTCAGGCCGGGCATCTTAGACGTTTTTGTAAATGAGTCTGTTATTTTAATTGCTTCTTTAACTTTCATACTTTCTCCTTTATTCTCCTATAACACATCCCGGGCTGCTTGTCAAGCTTGCGGCTTGGAGCTTGCGGCTTGAGGCTTTTGAAAAACTTCTCGCAGCTCTTCAGGTAAGAAGCCGGCAGCGTGCTATGGTCCCGCAAAAAATAATGCGTTAAATCATTGTGTTTAATTCTCTTCATAATTCCTTTCTGTGGACCAGCCCCCGTACGTTTACGGGAGCAACTCCCAACGTAGCTAGGCTGATCCCAGGTCCAACTTGCATCCTCGAGGATTCTGGTGTTGTTCCATAGCAAATTAGACCAGGGATCAGCACCCAGGAAAGACGGCCACAAGTGGCGGTGTGATCCTGGGTCAGTCCCGATTAATCACCTTTTTAAAAGTTGCCTGGTCTTCCATGTTAAAGGGTAGTTAACCCACCTTTTAAAAATTAGTTAAATCTATATCCTATATAATCCTTGACAATAGTTTTGTCAAGCGTTAAAAACAAATCAGAAAGGAAAAATATAATATGACTAAAGTAATGACTAAATATCAATTAGAGCACTACGAAAAAAAAATAGACAGACATTTTCGACCTTTAATTGACAGCCAGGAATTGTTAATCAAACAGTATAGAACTGAAGCGACTAACAATGTTGTTAAAAAATTAGCAAAGAAAATGGGCGCAGATAAAATCTTGCAGCAAATGAAAGACGCTGAAGAGACCATGAAAGCTGCTCAAGCTAGCGCAAAAACTTTTTTTGAGAAGGTATCAAAAAAAGATAAGAAGGATCTTGACTACACTTTTGAAAGAGACCATGAAAGAATATCTGTTTCAGATTGTGAGGACCAGTTAAGAACCTGGGCCAGTGATTTGGTTGATTTGGAACTTCAACAAAGACCTGAAGGAAAGCAGCTCAAGGACCTAAAAGACTTGAGGCAAAAAGCTATGGATACTGTTTTTGAAAGCGGTACACCAGACCAGCTTCAACTTGCATTAGATAAGGTTGTTAAACATATCGGGATTACCTGGGCTGTTGATACATCTAAAATAAAAGCTATTGCACACAATTAACCATTGACAAACCTGGGATAATCTGGCATTATCCCAGGTAGAAAGGAAATATAAATATGTTTAAAAATGGTTCAGAAGGTAAAATAACTTATTATGCAAAGAAGCATAATAAAACAATTACAAGAGAATATAAGTGGGATGATAAATGCAAGGTTGAGGATGATTATATTATTTACTTTGATTTATCAGCTAACAATTACAGAAGAGCTAACGGCTCAGCAACTATAACGGAGGTAAAAAACAATGGATGATCCAAATCAATTAGGCATAACTATCGCAATAGCAATAGTTGTAATCGCAGGTGCCGCTGCAGTAACACTATCTTTCTTATTTGGGATAGGTGCAATATGACAAGCTTTGAATTTTACAGCTGCATTTTCTTTTTTGCAATGATTGTAATGTTAGGATTAGCAGCATGACTAAGAAAAAATCTTTCGGAAAGTCTTGGACTAAAGATGATATAAAGTTTCCGCCACACTTAACACCAGAGATAATTCATAGCGCTTTATATATTTGGAATGCTGGTGACGATCACAAAGAAGGTGGACAACGGATCGAGTACTTACATAAGAACTTAGGTGCAAAGAAGATGGCTTTTATTATGTCACTACTAGTACTACCAGATTTAATAGATATGATCATGGACAAAGGTCTTACACTAGATAGCGTCTTTAAAAGAAGAGATAACCAAACCAAACACTGAACCGTGTACCCTGGCCCGTAGGGCCAGGGGTCCCAAACAAATCCCAAATACTTAAAATAACTTAGACCCTACCCCCCTTATATACAAAAAAGGGGTCCCACTACTCTAGGTTGTATTGCTTGATTTAGACAGTTATCCCTGGTAAA